CGGCGGGCAGATTGGATCTCAGGACGACTGTTATCAAGTAATAGAACGCTTCCCATTAGACTAACGAGCGGTGTAACTAATAAAAGTAATCCTTTTATTTAAAGTGCAACTTGATTAAACCAAGTCTTGCAAAAACCTTTCTTTCTACTAGTAATCTTCATACCAGTAGTTCTTTCAACCTCAAAAGCTAAAGCTATTTGAGAAGTTGAATTAACATTAATCAAATCTTCATATGCAATCATTTGAGTCTTGAACATAGTGTAAGAAGTGTTATAGAGAGTTGCAGTACCATATTGAATTCGCATTTTCTTCAGAAATGTTAACACATTCATTTTCAACTTCTCACGAACATAAAAACTATGAATATGACCAGCATCCAACTTAAAACTACCAGCCTTCTTACAATTGCGAAAAGCATTGGGTTCAACAGGATCCCGCATACCAGCAGGAAAAGATGCACCAAGTAATGTTTTCACACCATCAGTAACAGGCTGAGTCTCAAAAAGACTCAACTCTTGACCACCACCAAAAGATTCAGACTGAGTCCGAACTTTAGGCAAACCTTTGAATAAATAACACTTTCCTTGCAAAGGATTATTTCCAACATTCATCTCATCTTCTGAACCAGTATTAGACTTTGATCTATTCTGAACCTTCAGTTCAGAACTACCAAACATATCAACAGTACACTCACTAAAATTAATAGTAGCTACCGGATAATCATCACCGGCAGATCCGGAACAAATAAGAGTAAAACCAGTAAGAACAACATTGTTCAAGGTATTACCATTACCAGACACATTATCATACCCAGAAGAATAGTTAAGAAACTCATTAAGAAATGAACTCAACAATCCATTCAACGTAGCTCCATTAATACTAGCAGAAGTAGTAGTAGTTGTTGCACTACTAACATTCTTTTTGCCTAATACCAGAAGAAAATTAAGAGAACCAGTAATACAAATATCAGTATTAATAACATCATCCAATCCAGAAACTCTAAGGTTAGCAAGTTCCAAAACATGACGAATAAGAGTCAAAGTCAATTGTCTACAACAATCATAAGCATTCATAACTGAATTGCAAATATATAAAACATCGGGATCTTGAATAGATCCTGTCAATTCCTTACGGAATACAGTACCTTTAAAATTATACCGACTAATACCTTTAACATCACCCTTCTTAGGGGTGATGCGACCCTTATACATGCCAAGACCATTAAATTCCATAGCTAACTTAGATCTTAACTGATTCCGCGGGGGATGCCGACCACCAGAACCCGCAGAACCACTAGTACTACCCCGCTCAAAGAAAGATTTTATCTTCCGAACAGCGCCCTTACCTTTAGTAACACTTCGCCATTTGTCGAAGTATTTTTTACCCAACTGCTTACCCTTTTGTGTCAAATATTGACCCGACTTACGGGCAATATATTTACTACCTTCAAAAGCCGCAGCTGCTGCAACCTTTTTCCACATAGCGCGCTGACCAGCGGTGTGACGAGTGACAGCAACCATTTATTTGTAAACAAATAAATTTTTGCTTTTATAGCCCGGAGGGGTACCCCCCTGTAATATTAAGGGGGGGTACCATGGCGCTGGCGCGCTATATAAGAAGAAGTTGTGCTACGCCACAACTCGCCAGCCCGGGCTCATTACCAGGGCCAGGGTCGAGCATAAAAAGCGCAAATTTTTTCACTACCCATGCCCAATTTTCGTGTCGATGCCAAAACATTTTTCCTCACCTATCCCCGAGCAGAAGCTATCCAATCAAAAGAAAGCCTCTTGGAATTCCTCTTATCAGTCAGAGAACCTGTCACTTACTGTGTCGTGTCAAGGGAGCATCATGCTGATGAAGGAATCCATTACCACGCTATCATCAGCTATCCAAGAAGGTTCAATCTCAGATCTGAATCGTTCTACGATGCATTTGGATGCCATCCGAATATACAATCAGCAAAAAGCTTTGAAGATTTATTAAAAGTACTGCCCGCCGAAGAACGTAGTCGTGTCCTCAAGACACTATCTAACGCTCAAACATGGCAAGTTTTACCTAAAGGAACGCAGGGCGCAGCCATCATCGGCGCAACCGAGGCTACTAAAAACGCCTTAGCGGAAGAAAAACCAAGTAGAAACGCACTAGCGAGATAAATATGGAAGATAAAGGATCTGTTGATTTAGTGCGGTACGGGATTTTGTGGAACAAGGTCGAGAACTACGAGCAAAAGTTTGACGCTATGGAAAAGAAAATAGACGCTATGGAGTCTGATGTTAAGAAGCTAGTCTTAATGGCAGAGCGTAGCAAAGGTTCGCTGTGGGCGTTGATGGGTATTGCTGGCGTTGGTGGCTCCTTACTCGGTTGGCTTGCTGATTTTTTTTTCAAGAAGTAGAAAAAGTTAGCCTAACGGCTAATAACTGAAAGGCTAATATGTTTGGAATAGACGACATCGTTTCCGTAGGTATGAAGCTTGTTGACAAGCTGATCCCTGACCCAGAAGCCAAAGCCAAGGCGCAACTAGACCTTGCTAGACTTGCCCAAGAAGGTGAGCTTCAGCAGATCCAAGCCGACATAAACGAGCAACAAGAGCTTACCAAGCGATTGCAAGCGGATATGCTATCTGACTCTTGGCTATCCAAGAACATCCGCCCTATGACGCTCATATTCATTCTGTTGGGCTACTTTACCTTTGCCATGATGTCTGCTTTTGATTTAGACACCAATAAAGCCTATGTTGAGCTACTTGGTCAGTGGGGGATGTTAATTATGTCGTTCTACTTTGGTGGGCGTACCTTAGAGAAAATCATGGATATGAAATCTAAGGAAAAATGAAAGACTTAGTACCGCAGATTCTTGCGTATGTTCAAAGCCCGTTTAAGTTGTTTGCCATTGTCATCATGGCGGTATTAGCGTTTGCAGGCTACTTTATCTATGCTAATCAAGCTTTTTTACTAGCCGCCTACGATAAGAACAAAGCGCTACCCAAAATAGATGTAAGTCGTTCTGATGATGTTGCTAAGTTGCTTATAAAAGAGGCAAACGCTGACATAGTAGCTATCTTTGAAGTGGACATTATGCTTGGCACTAGAGTGTTAGTCAGGGCGTATACCAAAGAAGGACGTGATAAGTCCCATGATGGGTTAGATGTTGGAATGTTGTCCGCCAACGCTGACAATAACGCAGACCTTTTAAGTCTTTATGGTGGCTCTACCCCATGTGGTTCTTACACAAGAGCGCAATCCATCATAGGTCTTTGGTACCTTCAGCAAGGCGCTAACTTCTTATGCCGGTCAAGTATGCCTACTACACCAGGGCTATTCGCTGGACAGCTAACAGTAGGCTGGAAAACACCGCCTGAAAACATAAACAAAGTCCAAGATATGATGGGTATAGCTTCTAACATGATGATAAGGAAACCATGAAAGAGAATTTTGACGTTTGTTTACGCAAGTTGTTGTCCCATGAAGGTGGCTACGTGAACCATCCATCTGATCCTGGGGGCATGACCAACCTCGGCGTTACTGCTAGAGTATGGGAAGAATGGGTTGGACACCCCGTGGATGAGAAACAAATGCGGGCGTTAACACCTGAAACCGTTGCACCTTTATATAAGAAGAAATATTGGGATGCTTGCCGAGCTAATGATCTTGTACCTGGTCTTGACTACGCTGTTTTTGATGTCGCTGTTAACTCGGGCGTCGGGCGCGCCGTTAAGTTTCTACAGTCGTGTGTTGGTGCTACTCCAGATGGCGGCTACGGCCCTGCTACTGCTGCATTAGTAGAAAAAGCCCAACAGGAAGATCCTGCTAGGCTTATCTCTTTGTATTGCTCAAAGCGTTTAGAGTTCTTAGAATCGCTTGCTACGTTTGCAACCTTTGGTAAAGGTTGGAGCCGTAGAGTTGCTGAAGTTAAGGCTGACTCTCTAGCGATGGCTCAAGGTACTTCTCAAGCCTAGCAATCCGCTGATTCTCAAACGAGCATAGCGTAGCGTAGTATTCCGCATGGGTTTTATGCTCAAGATAGCTACGCTTGGCGTTTTCTAGCTCTTTAGCTGCTAGGGTCTTTGCTGATGGTGGGTTCGTTACTGCTAACCAAATTCTCTTTATTGCGTTCATTTTCATTCCTTTTCGTGATGCAGTCTTTGCAAAACCATTTATAGGTCAGACCGCTTGGGTTGTTTACTACGGTGCCAGTAGCGTTGTTTTTACGTTGCTGGCAGTTGTTACACGTTCTAGTCATCATCTACCAAATATTGAGTCGTACATAGGCGTCAATGATGGCGCAGGGGTGTTGTAGCTAGGCAACACTAACGGTGCAGGCGGTGCCATTACGGTGCCTACAGACTGACCTTGTGGGCCATAGATGTAGGTTGTATTGCCTGATCTTTGAGCATTTCCCATGCTTTGACCTTGTGGGCCATAGAAGTATTGCGTGTTACCTGACTGCTGAACCGTGCCTAAGCTTTGACCTTGTGGGCCATAAAGGTATGTTGTTTGTGCATACGCTTGGTTTTCCCAAAGGGCGCCTGCCAAAAATGCTGCGAATAACGCAATAATTTGTAATATG